AAATACGGTGTAAATGGGCGTCATGTGCACAACATTATTACCGGCAAAAAATGGAAAACAGTGAAATAGAGCAAGATACTAGAGTGGTATGGCGACCTCAGAGGGGCGCTCAAGAAATGCTAGTTCATTGCCCCGTTACGTTAATAGGGTTTGGAGGTGCGCGAGGTGGTGGTAAAACTGATGGTGTTTTGGGTAAGTTTGCTATCAATCAAGAGCAATTAGGTGAAGCCTTTAACGCTATATTTTTTCGTAAAGAACTACCTCAAGCAGATGACTTGATTGAACGCGCTAAGCAGATTTACTTGCCACTTAGAGCTCACTGGCAGGACCAAAAAAAGCAGTTTACCTTCCCTAATGGCGCACGTTTACGGTTTAGACCGCTAGGTGATGATAGTGATGCTGAAAAGTATCAGGGGCAGAATTTAAGCCACGCCGCAGTCGAAGAGGCTGGTAACTATTCAGATCCAAACCCTATTTGGAAACTTTTTGGAGCATTGCGAGGTAGAGGTGGAGGTCAGGTAATTTTGACATTTAACCCAGGTGGTGTTGGTCATCACTGGCTAAAAGAGTTGTTTATCAAGCCTGCACCTATGGGGCGTAAGATACTCACAAAAGACTTACCTAATGGGTCTAGTTTTGATTACATTTACCTACCTTCTAGAATTCATGACAATAGAATCCTACTAGCTCAAGATCCAGATTACATAAATCGACTTCACATGGTAGGCTCGCCAGAGCTTGTAAGAGCGTGGCTAGAGGGAGACTTTGAAATCCATGAAGGAAGCTACTTTCCGGAGTTCAGTTCTCGGCATATTTGCCAACCTTTTAACATTCCTAAGCATTGGCCTCGGTATTTGGGCTATGACTGGGGTTATCGGAGCCCTTTTGCTGCTGTCTGGGGTGCTGTTAGTAGTGGACGCGATGATCATGGCAATGAGGTGCCTTACCCTAAAGGAGCCATCGTTATCTATCGTGAAATGTCCTCCAAAGGAATCGACAACGTCGAACAAGCTAACAGAATTGCAGCGGCATCGGTCGGGGAGAATGTTCACGCGGCGGCAGACCCAAGTATCTTTAATAACCAAGGGGGACCATCTATAGCCGACCAATTCCACGGCGTTTTTGCTAAATACAAGCACCCAAACTTTAGAATGGCAGATAATGATAGGTTGTCAGGTTGGTCTCAGATAAGACAACGCTTGGTTGCAAAGCCTGCTTTGTTGTATATTAGCGCAAACTGTCCTCAACTGTTAGAAACTTTGCCAAGTCTAGCGATTGACAAGAGAAAGCCGGAAGACCTAGATACTGCCGGAAATGACCATCTTGCCGACGCTTTACGGTATCTATGTAAAGAACGATTGATAGATAGCAAATGGGAGCAACCAGCCGAAGTAATGAACAAAGGTGTGATTAAACTACAAGCCTATATTGCTCAAATGCGAGCACAGGCAAATAGAGCAAGAATATGAAGATAAAGCCGTTAGTTGAGCGATTTTCTGGTACATATTGGAAAGCTGAAATCACTAAGGCTGAAGAACGTAGTAAGAAGTTTGTTGAAGCAGCAGAAGAATCAATTCGTGTTTATAACGCACAGCGACAAGTAGGAATCCTGAATGATACTGAACGACGACTTAATGCTTGGTGGTATTGCGTTAATACTTTACTGCCCGCTTATTATTCATCTACTCCGAAAGCCGAAGTAAACCTAAGAAAACGCGCAGGCGGCACAATTGACGAACTAAGTGCCACAATCCTAGAGCGTAACATCCAATACATCCTTGATTGCGAGTTTCCTTTCGACCAGGTTGGATATAACGCAGCTCTGCAATTTTTGCTGACTGGTCGTTCAGTTTTGTGGGCTAGATATAGCGCTAAGATTGAAAAAGAAGAGGTCGAGATTGCACTGTTTCAGGGGCCAGATGGTTCTTTGACAGATGAGAAAGGTCAACCATATGAGGGCGATCTTACCGATACTCGCCAAGGTCCAGGTGGCATTGTTCTTGCTAAGATGGAAATCGAAAAGAAGGATGATGAACAAGCAGTCATTGATGTAGTGCAATACAGTGACTACTTTTGCTCCGATGCTAGAAATGAAACAGAAGTTTCTTGGCGTTGTCGTAGAGCGTATGTCACAAGACAGGAAGCAGAAAAGTTATTCGGTGTTGATAAAGCAGACGAACTACACTTTGACTCCTTCCCTGACAAAGCATCAAAAGACTTCAACAAGGATGATAGTAAGTACGAAGGTAAAGCAGAAATTTACGAGATTTGGTGTAAAGAATCCGAAATGGTTTACTGGGGAAGTAAGACCATTGATAGCTTCCTGATTCAGAAAGAAGAACCAGCAATAGACTTTGAAGGCTTCTTTCCCTGCACCGTTATCGCACAAAGCCAAGACCCTGATAGTGTAATCCCTGTATCTGACTATGTTCACGTACGCGACCAGGTGCTTGAAATCGAGCGCCTCACTACTCGTATCCATGCTGTTACACAAGCAATCAGGACAAACGCCCTTTACGATGCTGCACTTGGCTTGCAGATAGAAGGATTGATGATTGGTGATCTAAAGATGATCCCTGTCATTAATTGGCCAAGCTATAAGAGTCGCGGCGGTCTGCAAGCTGGTGTAGAGTTTATGGATGTTGCACCTTATGTTGCCGCACTTCAAACGCTACAAGCTGCACGTCAAACTGCACTTGAGCAACTCTATGAAACACTAAAAGTATCTGACCTGCTTCGTGGTACTTCAGAACAATACAAATCCGCTACGGCTAATAGACTTGAGTCTCAGTGGTCATCCCTTGGACTAATTGTAAGACAAAACATGTTTTGCAAGTTCATATCTGATGCTATCGCTAAACTAGGCGCTATCGTTGCTAGTCAGTTTGAAGCAGAAACTATTTTTGAAGTTGCCAGTGCTAATGCGCTAATTGCTCCACTTCTGCCACCACCGCCTGAACCTCCAGCACCAGAGATGGGGCCAGATGGTCAGCCGATGCCGATGATGCCGCAACCGCCTTATGATCCTATGCCATTGATTGAGACTTTCAAGCAACAGGTTTTGGACCTATTCAGAAACGAAGACAAGTTTAATTATAGAATTGAAGTAGCTTCTGACTCTATGGTTGCTATAGATCAACAGCAATCTCAAGCTGATGGTGCAAGACTCATGGAAACTTGCGGCGCATTCTTTGATCAAATGCGCTCGTTAATAGAGCAGTATCCGCCATTACTTGAGTTTTCAATCGAATTGTTTAAAAACGTTATCAAACGCTTTAAAGGTGGCAAAGAACTCGATGGTATCTTTACTAAAGCACTTGGTCAGATCGGTGAAATTGCTAAGGCGAAGGAAGAGGCAGCTAAGCAACCACCGCCACCAGATCCAAAGATGCAAGAAATGCAAGGGCGGATGCAGATAGCTCAAATTGAAGCACAAGCTAGGTTGCAGGTGTCTCAGATTGAATCTCAAGATATTCAAAGCCGCAACTTTATTGCTGGTCAAGAAATGCAAATGAAGATGCAGCGTGAGCAGCTTGATGCACAACTTGCTATGCAGAAGTCTCAACTTGAGCAATACATTGCAGAACAAGAACTTGCGCTAAAGCAACAAGAGTTGCAAATTAAGGCATCCGCTGTGCAGGTCGATATGGCTAAAGCTCAAGCCTTGGCAACTAGCGAGCAGATGAAGAACGAAATTAAGAGCGAAAGTGTACGCCTTAACGGATTGCTGGAAGTGCAAAAACTTGAATCTCAACAGATGCAGTTCAAATTGTCACAGCAGGAGAAACTGATGGAAGAGCGACGCCTTGCTGCTGAACAGCAACTTGAACAAGTGCGTATGCAGTTAGACTCGTTTAAAACTGCTTCTGTGCAAGATGGAAGCAAGTCTAATCCGATTGTAATAAATAACATTATTCCGAAAGCTAGTAAGAAGTTGGGTACTATCGGAACAGATGAAATGGGCAACACAACTTTATCGATTGATAATATAGAGGAATAGCTTATGTCGATGACTAATGCAGCGGAAGCAGCACTTTTGGATCTGTTGTTTCTAAACACAGATTGGGCCAACATCGGAGACGCTGCTGGATTGCAGAACTCGGCAACTGCTGGCTCGTTCTATATCTCGTTACACACTGCTGATCCTGGAGAAGCAGGAAATCAATCAACCAGCGAAACATCATATACCGGATATGCTCGCGTTGCTGTAGCTCGTACTGCTGGCGGATGGACTCGCACAGTAAGCACTATTGCAAACACTGCACTTGTTCAGTTTGCTCAATGTACTGGCGGCTCATCAACAGTAACACACTTTGGAATTGGAACTGATTCTACTGGTGCAGGAAACCTTCTTATGAAAGGTGCTTTGAGTGCGTCATTGTCTATTTCAAACGGAATCCAGCCACAGTTTGCTGCTGGTGCTATGACTGCAACGGTTGATTAGTATGAAGATTCGCTGCTTGCACTGTTTGCAAATTCTTCAAGTTATCAATGGAGAAATCGTGCGGTGTGAGCAGCATCCTTTTGGTGCATTAGAAGCAATCGAAGAATCTTCCACCGAAACAAAACAAACGGAGAGTTCTGATGGGCTTCCGTAGTATAGCTGAAGTTACTAACGCCATTGATAATGGTCAAATATGGACTCAGCAGTGGTTTAAGTCTAGTGGTACTTTTATAAGTACTCTTAGATGGAATGATTTTTCTATCGCCGCAGGAACGCCGACATATCAACCGTATGCGGCTGAACCATTAGTGTTTATTCCTCAAACTGGCGGCACCAACAAGTTTATTTACACTGGGCCAACTCTTCCAGCTACTCAACAAAAGTATTTGTTTTCGTGGCAATTTTACACTACAGCAACGGGTATACTTTCAATGGTGTTAGTTGATGTTTTGGGTTTTTATGCAGCTATAGATGCTGAAACAACTGATGTACAAACTTTTACCAATACAGCAACTTTGCCAAGGTATACATCAGGCGAAGGCGTAAAAATGCTTTTGGTGCAAACCGCACCTGGTACAGCTAATGCAACTGTAACTGTAAACTACACCAATAATGACGGAGTAGCAAAATCAGTGCAAATGGCCATTCAAGCAGCGGGCACTATTGGGCAAATGGTTTTAAATTCTTATTTTCCTCCCAATACTAATAGTTTATCTCCGTTTGGTCCTTTAAATTCAGGAGACAAAGGTATTAGGTCTGTTGAAAGTATTCAACTCAATGCCCCAGTAGGTGGTTTATTAACTTTAGTGCTTGTTAAGCCAATTCTTAATATGCAGACAGGAGCAAGCGCAGTCCCTACAGAAAAAACGCTAATAAATCAATTTGGTGGAAACATGCCTGAAATTTTACCAGGCGCAGCATTAACAATGATTGGAACATCAAATGTTGCAGTTACGCCAACACCTAATCTTGGTCAATTTAATTTTGTTTGGGGGTAACTATGGGATTCAATTCAATGGATGATTTGGTGAATGAAGTCACCACTAACTCAAAGTTTTATAGACTTGATTTTAATAAAATAACTGGCGCGACTACTTATGTTGCAGGGCGATGGCATGATTGGAGTACCAACAATGGTTTCCCAATTGCAAACGCTTTTGCGGGTACTTCACTTGCATGGCGTACTTGCGATGAAGCTACTGGAAACGGAACACAGATATTCGGTTTACCTCATGGTGGAGACGTGTCACCTGACACAAAACATTTAATCAATGTTAGTGCCATTACCACAATTTCTACAGGCGTTCCCTCACAGTTAATGTTAGTAGACCTGCAAGGATATTGGCCTGGTATTTCTAATGGTACTGCATCGGCTCAAACTTTAACTGGTACACCATCCCTTCGATATGCCAACGGCGCAGGATGTCGTTTGTATTATGTTTGTACAACTGGAGCCGGTGCTACTGCACAAAATATAGCTTTATCATATACAAACCAAAGTGGGACAACTGGTAGAGCATTACCTGTTACTGTATCCATGACAGGAAGCAACTATGCTCAGCATATTTCACATTCTGGAACAGCAGCTTCGAACTTTGGTCCATTTTTACCACTAGCGTCAGGTGATACAGGAGTGCAAAACGTTGCATCAGTAACATTTTCAGCAGCTAGTTCTGGGACCGGTGCATTGTGTTTAGCGCGTCCTTTAATGACTTTGCCACTAACAACAACTGGCGTAGCAGGAGAACGAGACCTGTTAAATCAAATACCATCCCTACCTAGAGTAATAGATGGAGCATGTTTAGTTTGGTTATATTTTAGTGGAGCTGCGACCTCTTCTGCGGCAAATTTCTATGGCTCAATCGAAGTAGCGTGGGGATAACTAAAAATGGGATTTTCCTCGATACCGGATTTGCTAAGTGAAATTTCAATAGGGAAGTTTCATAGAGTTGATTCGTTAAAAAATACTATAACCGCTAGTGGTAACACTTGGATGGATTTTAGTAGTGCTACGGGAAATCCTCCTGCAAACACCTATCCAGGTACAGCATTAACGTGGCAAGGATGCGACGAAGCAACTGGAAATGGAACTACTGTTTTTGGGTTAAGG